CGCTGCAGCGGAAGCTGAAGCAGGCGACGGAAGGACTGGTGATGGCCCCGGTCATCAACGGTCTCCTCGACATGTCTCGGGTGTATCGCTTTAGTCGCAACTTCGCTAAAGCAGGTCCCGAGGAGAGGGCCGCCCTGGTCCGTGCCTTCAACGCTGACGCTGAGGAACTCGGGCGCGGCATCACCAAGCTGCTGCCCGCTGAAACCCTCCCGCACCCTGATCAGGCGATGCGGGGTGTGCAGCAGACACGTCTTGATGGCATCAAGGCCGCTGTTGATACCCAGCGCATTCAGGCCAACTACCAGAAGGATCTGGACGTTGCCCAGTTGATGGCAAACCAGCGGATGGCCGCTGGTTCCCAAGAGGCATTACCAGGCAGCAATCCGGCTGGTCTTCTCCCAGAAGGTCAGGTTCAACAGTTACCGCCTGGTGCTGATCCAGCACTGCTGAAGGGTGGCCCTGAGGCCAAGCCTGGTTCTGATCCGGCTGGCCTGCTCGGTGCTGGCGGTGGCGAGCTGACTCCTCCCGTACAGCCTGTACAGGTCACGGATGTACGCCCGCCTGAGCCGGTCGTTACACCTCAGACCATCCGTAATGCGTTCCAGGCTGACGCCTATGACGCCTTCATGCGGTCACAGGAACTCACCTTTGAGGAGGGTCCTGATGGTGTGATGCGTTCCCTGGCTGAACTCAACGGCAGCGTCAAGCGGTTGATGCCTCGCACCCGTGTGGATGCGATGGAATACATCACCAAGTTCCCACCTGAAGCCAATGAGCTGGGTGTTATCCCAGCTGCTGACTCGGTGTGGATGAACTTCATCACCGATCGTGGCTTGGCCGAGGGCTGGGCAACCATTGACCCCGACACCATGCGGGTGCGGTTTAACCGCAAGTCAGCCCTTGATCTCGACATGGGTGACGCCGCGGCCAAGCAGGCCAAGGAGATGGATGAGCTAGCTGAATTGAACCGCTACCAGGAATGGTTGTGGAACAAGGAGCTGGTGAACGGCAGTCCCCAGATGCGTCCTGAGGTGCAGGACAACCTGGCAGCCAAGGAAGCTCGTGACGCCTACGACCAGTGGGAGGCAACGCAGGGTGCACCTGATCCTGCAGCAGCTGATGCCCAGCGTCGTCTCGTCACGGCTGGACTCGAAGCTGATCAGCTGGCTAACAGTGAGGCACTCCGTATCAGTGCGGAGGATGCAGCAATGGTTGCTGGTCGCTTGAGTGATGACGCCGTTGTCCGGGAATACTTGGGCACAACACTTGACAGCGTTCAAGCACCAGAGGTGTTGAAGTCAGAGACTGGTCGTGGGTGGGATGTCTACTCCATGGATGGCGAGAAGATCGCCACCACCCGCACCCAACGTGAAGCGAACAAGCTGGCTGAAGCAGAGCTACGTCGTAGCCGTGAAGCCGTTCTTGGTCGTGCACGTCAGCTTGAAGCTGATGGGATGGACCAGGCTCTTAACACCAGCATTGGTCAACCGATCTATGACTCAGATCTGGTTGGCAAGGTGCAGCTGACTGATTCGCAGATTGAAGCGATCCAACGCTTTAGCCCTGCGATTCAAAACCAGATGCGTGCTGACTGGGAGAAGCGCACTGGTGGTCAAGCCTTCTACAACATCAACGAGTTAAAAGGTGGCAGTAAGAAGACCTTTGAGATGACTCAAGGGGAGATGCTCGACATCGTTGATGGCATCAAAGCCCTGGTCCAGTCAGGGGAGGTGAAGGGTCCACGCTTACGTGCACTCCGCAATGTTGCGGACAAACTGGATACCAGCATGAAACTGCTGGAACCCCAGGCACGCGCTCAACGCTTTGCCGACAACATCACCGCTGAAGCTCAGCGATTCATTGACCACGGAGACTTCTGCTGATGGCTATCCACGCATGTTCCCCTGTTGCACCTCCGCGCATCATTGGTCGCTCTGATGAGCTTGACCAAGGTGAGTGGCTTGGCAAGGCATTACGCGATGCTGAAGCCAAGGGCCTATTTACCGAGCAGCGTGAAGGGTTCGATCGCCGGTTCTATGCCAGAGCGACACGAGACCTGGCGAACATGCTCCCGATGGAAATCGAGGAGTTACAGGGTTATGCGTTGAAGCGTGGTTGGTTGAAAACCAAGACCACCAAGGGTGTGAAGGAAGCGGTGCCCGGTGCAATGAATGCCGAGGAGGCCGGTTACGCCAATGCCTTGTTCAAGGTCTATCTGGAGAGTCGTGCTGGTGGCGTGAAGCAACTGGCCGATAACTTCCTGATGAAGGTCAAGGCTGGCGAGAACGCCACGATCGAGGGTCTCCAGTTCGCGCAGGAGATGCAGGGTCTATCGCGGTTTGGTTCCTACGTCCTGGGCTGGGATCAACAGATCGGTCGCGGTCTCCGGCAGTCGGGCCTGGCGAAGAGTGGCTTCGAGATGAATCCATCCAAAGCGGTGGAGGGTTTTGCTGATACGGCGGTTGGCTCCGCTGAAGACAACCTGCAGTACGCCACCAAGTTCGAGCGGATTGCAGCGCAGCTGGGTGATCCAACCCAGGCGCAGGAAGCGGTGGCGGAACTGATTGGCTTGGCCCGTCAGACCCAGTTCCTGGAGGAGCCACACAAGATCAGCAAGGCGGTGCTGGGGATGGAAGCTGCCGGTAACGCCTGGCAGGAACTGTTCGTCAATGGTCTGCTGAGCAGCCCAACCTCCTTCGTCACCAACGTTCTGGGTGCGATCTGGGTGCCAACTCGTGCGCTGCTCCAGTACGGCGCTGCTGAAGCCTGGGCAATGAGTGGCGCTGCTGGTTCTGCCGAAGCGCGGATCGTGGCAGCAGAGGCCGCGGCATCGCTGTCAATGATGGGTTCAGCGATGAACGAGGCGCTGCAGATCGGTTGGCACGCCTTTAAGACCGAGACATCGCTGTATCAGGCAACCCGTAAGGGGATCACGGCCAACGCGGCTGCATCACTGGTTGGCAAGAGCGCCTCCGAGCTGCCGGATTCAGTGGTGGACACGATCACCCGTGTTGGTGATTTCGTGCGTCTGCCGTCCCGTGCGTTGTTGGGGACTGATGAGTTTGCCAAGCACCTGGCAATTCGTGGCGAGGTAGCGGCTCGTGCGATCCGGCGTGCAGCGCGTGAAGGTGTGGACCTGACCGATCAAGCCGCACTGCGGAGCTACATGGAGCGTGAGGCCAAGCAGGCATTCACGTTGAGCGGCAAGGAGCTGATCGAGCGTTCCGCCAAGGAGGGTGATCAGTACGTGGCTGGTCTCCGCGCCTATGACGCGCTGCAGATGGCAGAGGGCAACAAGAGCGTTGCTCAGATTGCGGCTGAGGCGACGTTCCAGGAGGAGAACCAAGTTGCCAGCTCGGTGAACCAGCTGCTGGGTTCGGTGCCTGGCGGGCAGATGTTGCGTCCGTTTATCCCGTTTGTGCGGACCCCGCTGAACATCATCAAGCAGGGCTTCTTTGAGAGCACTGGCATCAGCGCGATCCATAAGGGGATCTCGGTGTCAGCGAAGAACCCGACTCGTGCGGTGTGGGCGATTCAGCAGGAGCTGTTGAAGGACCCAGCAGAGACGGCACGGATTGCCGGTCAGATGGCGTTGACGACAACGCTGGGGTTCTGGATGTATAGCCAGGCGATGAGCGGTCGGATCACAGGTGGTGGTCCCGGTCGTTGGACGGCTGGTCGTAATGGCAAGGCAGCACAGGACGCCTGGGTTGCTGCTGGGAACGTCCCGTACTCAATTCAGATTGGCGATCAACGAGTGTCGTTTGATCGGTTCGGTGAGCCTGTGGCGATTGTGCTGCGGATGTTCTCGGACCTGGGGATGTATGCGGCGTACATGGACCAGACGGAACAGGAGGAGACGTTCTCCGGGATGGTGGGTATTGCGTTGAGTGGTCTGTATCAGGCGAGCTTCCTGCAGGGCGTTGAGACCCTGGTGAAGGTTGGTCAAGAGGACAGTGACTATGCGCTGGGTCAGGCGGTGCAGAACTGGGCTGCAACCCAGACACCGTTTGGTGGATTGCTGGCCTTCGTGGATCGGGTTCAGGATCCATACAAAGGTGCGTATGAGGGGGCCAGCTTTGCTGAGGTGATGAAGGTGCATGAGGACACCTTCGGTACGGGGATCTTTGGGAAGCTGGCGAACCGTATTCCTGGCCTGGGTACAGCTCCGCAGTTAGTGGATCAGCTGACTGGTATGCCGGTGCCTGTGGTGCCTGGCGTTGGTCCTGGTGGCCTGAATCCGCTGCAGATGGCGATACCGATCTTGCCGCGTAAGAGCAGTGCTGATGCGGTGTGGCAGGCGGTGTGGGACATCAAGGGGAGCTACATCGAGAAGCGCCCGCCGTACAAACTTGCTGCGAAGGAGCAACAGCAGCTGAATACGTTGATGGCGAGCACTCGTCTGAACGGTCAGACGCTGGCGGAACGGATCAGGGCATTCCGTAATCGTGCTGACGTGCAGCAGTACGTGTCACGGAAGGGAGCAGCGATGCCTGGTGTGTCGTTTGGGATTGAGAAGGAGCTGGACCGGATCATTAGTGAGCACTACCAAGAAGCGTTAACGCAGCTTGAGTTGCAGAACAATGATGTACTACTGCGTTCCCGATTGCATGATGCAAAAGCATTAGCAGCAAGCGAGAACAACATCAACGATGTTCAGGCGATTGGAGGTCAGTTGGATGATCTCTACCAACGTGCTCGACGTGGTTACTAGCGGTAGCCTGCGTTAAAAGCCAGCCCTTTCGCTGATGGCGCTATTGCGACTGACATACAGCGGGAATATCTACGATGCTGCACCTGCTGGCACCGTTGATTTTCCGCTGGTCACAAAGGCAGGTCAGAACATCCCCTACCTGCAGAAAGCTCATATCCATGCTTATCGAAGCACTGATAAGGGCCTGACTTGGACTGAATTAACAAAGCCCACTGATTGGGACTTTGATTCAACAGGCACCATTGTCAGACTCAAAACAGGTCTGTCGTTAGGCGATTGGATCCGCGTTCAACGCATTACCCCGTATCAAGACCTCTACACCACATTCCAGGACAGCAGCCTGCTGACCGCTGAACAGCTCAATGAGGGCGAGAAGTTCAGCATGTATGTGGACCAGGAGCTGACTGATCTATCAGGCGGCAACTGGAATGGAACCACTGACACCATCACCATTGCGGATCAGAAGAAACCTGATTCCACTGGACTGAAGTCAGCTGGTTGGATCGCTGATGACAACCACATCGCAACTGCTGGTGCGATCAGTGAGCGTCTGGATCCATTCGTTCAAGACACCAGACCAGCTGATCCACCGATCTCTGAGT